AAACTTTGCTAATCTTGCTAGACCAGAGAATAATCCACCCGCTGCTTTCTTTGTGCTTTCTTTGAATTGCTCTCTTATCTTTTTGAATAGACCACCCTTCTCAGAATTTTCCTCAGACTCATCTCTTTCTTCTTTCTTACGGCGTCTATCTTCTTCCTTTACCTTTAATTTCTCCCTCTGTGTCTCCTCTTTAGTAGCGTCTTTCTGGACCTTTATAATCTTGTTAGCTGATTCAATTTGCCTTGCAACTTGAATCTTCATTGCTTCGGTCATACCCTCCACTTGGAGTGCAATGCTATTCATAGTTGAGCCAAGGGAATTCATACCCTTTGTAATGGCAGCAAAACCATTACCCATATCTGCTTCCAAATCACCTATAGCTTTTGCTGCAGAGAGTGGAGTATACTTTTTGGCACCACCAGTTGTGCCTTTATAAGATATCATCTTATAAAGATTTGCTCTAGGCACCTTTACTTGTGGTTTAGTATCTGCCATTTAGTGTTTACCCGTGAGGATAGGCGAAGGTTTGCTGAAGACAGGGAATCCCTTACCTCCGCTAGTATTATTTATTACTGGTTGGACAACTGTTTTGGTTACAACAATAGGAACTATATCGCCAGACATCTCTTCATCTTGCATCTTCTCTGCCTTTTTCTTAAAGACTTCTTGAGCGTTTTGATTATTCTTTTCAACTTTTTCTGTAGGTGTAATCTGCTCTAAGTCCACGGTGCCCATGCCCGTCGTTTCAGGTGGTGGGCTAGCGGTCTCAACATCAACATTGCCAGCTAATATGTTGAGTGCTTTCTCTAACTGCTCAAATGCACCCATCAAGTTTTCCATGGGTGTCTTCTTAACTTTTACTTCCTCCTCTTCTTCTCCACCCGCAGTGCTGCCGCTAGATCCTGCAGGGGCTAAATCGTTTGATTCATCACTTTCCTTATTACTTCTAGTACCACTAGTACCACCAGAGGTAGCTTTCCCCATGGAAATATAATTAATAAACTTTTCATGCAATGCTTTAGGTGCATTCATGTGCAAGTGCCATGAGCCTTCTGTAGCAGTATCACCTTGACCACCAATGATTGTGCCTGCCTTAACTACATCTCCAACCTTAAAATTCCCCATAGAATGTAAGTGGGAGAATTGCATCATACCTTCTGCAGTCTTAATAACCACAGTATTACCATAACCATTAGCAACTGCTGTGGGGTCTCTATATAAGATTTTACCCTCTAGTGGTGTTGGAATTGCTACGTCAATACCTGAGGAAGGCCATGGGTCTCCACTTGCTTGGTTACTAAAGTTATAATCCTTTTGGAATCCAATGATAGGACCAGCATATCCTTTCTCACCGCCAGGATCCCTATGGTGTGGTGCAAAGTCTCCATAACTATGCATTTTACCCATAGCATGTTTAATATTATCACCACCAGTAGGTCCAGTACTGTATATTGCTTTAATTTTACCACCAGCGGCACGCTCTTCCTTTCTTTTTCTAGTGTGGACTTCCTTCTCAACAGTCCCGATATCTCTTTTCTTTTCTTCTCCTTTGTAGATTCCACCTTTCGCCATTTGTGCCAAGAATTGCTTAGCATAGTCTATTCTAGGACCATCATGGTGGACACCTGCACGCTCCCAATGCTTTCTAAACCAGACTGCTGCAGCTGAAACATCAGTCATGCTAGAGAATTCTGAGCCCAATGGCTCAGGACCCTTCATCTCTTGGACAGCAAACTTCCAGTTATCCTCGTTTGTTGGAATCTTATCGTAGTTACCGCCGTATGATTTAATAAACTTATCGTATCTATCTCCAGGCGCAGCGTTTGTCCACTGTGCCCATCCATATCCCTTACCAACTGTGCCCTTAGGCCATGGTTTTGAGTTTTGTCCGAAAGGTCCACCTTCTCTAATGCCAGGAACAAACCCTGCTGATTCATGTGCAAAGTTACCAGCGATTGCCGCCGCTGCTTCCTTTGTAATGCCCAATTCATTCTTGAAATTCTTGGCAATAGCTACGCCCTTTTTCTGGACGCTACCACTATTTGCATCACCAGAGAAACTGCCTACTGATGCACTAGAAGAATCGCCACTGCTACTGCTACTACTGCTAGAAGAGCTGCTATTCTTTTTCTTTGTTTTCTCCTCAGGGATAATTGAATAAAGGACATTCATCAATGCCTTACGGAAGTCTTCGCGATATACCTTTTCAAGTTTTCTCTTTGCTACTACTGACTTCTCAACAGTCTTTTCTACCTTCTGGTTTTCTGGAATATTAGGTATAGTAGGTTTTGCACTACCAAGTCGAGTGCTACCAGGTACAGATTTACCACCAAATAGTGCTGATGCTTTGGAGATATCACTTGATAGGAAGCTTAATACAGGTCCCCCAAATGGTCCAAATGCTCCTATGGCACCAACTATGGCACCTAACATAACCTTACCAATTTCTCTCAGGATGGAGATTTGACCATTAAGAGGACCACCAGATGCCATCTGTGGTACAGGTGATTTGACGACACCACCTGCCGCCATCTTATCAAAGTTAAACAGGTTAAATGTAAGTGCGTCAGCAATACCACCAACAACACTCTTAGGGTCCATCAACCGTTTGGCGTTGTTAACAACAAAACCAACTGTCTCACCAATAACAGCGAATAGTGGACCAAATATAAACTTACCAAAGTCTAGTAATACCTTACCAACATCCATAAGGATGTTTGCCAATCCTCCTATAAACCCAAATAGAGCACTAAACAACTCCTTAATAGGGTCAAGTATTGGACCAAATACTCCTTTGACTACCTTAAAGAGCATACCAAAGTATCTCTTGATAGGCTCAAATATAGGTTCGATGATAGGACCGATGCTCTTACCTACAAACTCACCTAGGAAACCACCAATGGCACTACCAATGATAGGTGCAAGTGGTCCTAAGAATGGTGCTACTGCAGTCAATGCTGCTGCACCAGCTATACCACCTACTGCTTGACCTACACCAGCACCAACAGCAGCACCAGCTCCTTCACCCATAGCGAGTCCAGAGGCAATTCTCATACCACCGCCAACAACACTGAAGAGACCAGCACCACCGCCAGGAAACTTCTTGACCATGCTACCCATGCCTCTGCCTAGTCGCCCTTTAGCGATACGACCACGCTGTTGCATCTTCTGGAAGGGTCCCTTCCTTGCCTTATCGTATTGTCCTGTAAACCTCTCGTTAAATGCTTTTTGATTTAGGTCAGACTTATATCCTTTACCTGCATTCTTTGCTCTTCTTGCATCAGCTCTCTTAGATGCTTTCTGCATCTCTTTATATTCTTTCTCAGAGTATATGACGCCAGTCTTCTTATCTTTATACCCCTTAAATCTTGCTTTCTTAGATGCCTTGAGCTCTTCTGTTGTTTCTGCAGTTTGCTGGAATACTGAGTTGATTCTCTTAGCATCCTTGAGCATTTTCCAAGGCATGACAAGATACTGCACAGCCCTAAGACCAGCAATACCTCCAATAAGTTGGAATGCACCTAAGAAGAATCTCAGTCCTCTCTTGACTGCTCCTTCATCTTCAAATGTGCCAACTAAGTTTGTAATACCATCTAGTATAGACCCTACAGCCCATTTACCTAACCACCAGGCAAATTTTCCAAAAGCGAACAGCAGTTTACCTAACTTCTGTATACCCTCTGGATTCTTCTCCATCCAACTGAGGGCACCGTAGATAACAAAATACTTAATAATGTTGCCAAGCAACTTACCTATACTTTGTAAAAAGTTAAATATAGGTTTCTTAACTACTTCTAGTCTTTTCTTTCCGTCTTTATCTCCTTCTTTCGCCCCTTCTTCTGCAGCATCCTCAGCTTTCTGTCTCTTTTTCTTTCCAAGCATTCGTTTTAGACGTTGCTTGAAGTCAGAAAATAGTTTCTTTTTCTCTTTCTTTTCTTCCTCTACAACTTGTACTTGTTTGGAAGTGGATGTATCAAGCCATTGATTTTGAAACTCTAAGATAGTCTTCTGCTGAAAAAAGTTTTCGCTAAGACCATCCATAAGGGTACCTTGACGGTTAATACCTTTACGGATTTGATTGAAGTTAACGCCAGTAGGTGACTTGCTATCAATCGGTTTAATCTTGACAAACTTTTTAAGAGTTGCTGCCATTAGAGAGACATTCGATTTTTGTCCTGTTGTTGCCGTTGCTCCTCTTCTTTAATGAATTGGATAAGGAGTGTCACGTAAATGTCACGCTCCCACGGTATCATATTGTCTAACTCAGTAAGAGAATACTTATGGTGTTGCATTAGTGCAAAATTAGTCTTGTAATAATTTTCAAGACTATCATGCAATAGGGCTACTCGAAAAAACTTGCAAGCCCTTCAAGGACAACTTCACTCTTTACCTTAGTCTTTGGATTATATACTTCCAAAGTATAAGAGAGTTTAGGCATTGTCTCAAAGAATGCTTGGACTTTTGCAAATTGGTCCGAATTCAAATTCTCAAGAAACTCAAGTGCTTCTTTATGTGAGAAATTGTCATACACCTCATCAGTGTCATAAACTTGCTCAATACATGCTGCTGCCATCTCAAAGATGTCATCAACTGTAGGATTATCACTCATGTTTTGTTGGATAAATGCATCCAATGATGGATACTTCATCACAACTCCAACTTCTTTATCAAGTTGAATCTTTCTCTCGTGTCCTTCAGGAATTAGCACATCTACCTCTTGCAGAGGTACCTCTACAGAAATAGTAGTCTTATCATCATCTGGTGCAGTAATCTTAAATTCACTGACTTCACCAACTGCCTTAGCACGAATGCGAAGGAAGATAAACTCAATCTCAAAAGTTGCAAGGTCTTCAACCTTACTCTTAAGATTAGTGCAATTCTTAATAATGGTCTTAACTGCCTTAATCATTTGCTTGTTGTCTTTCGACTCCATAGCAAGGTAGAGCAGTTTTTCTTCTTTAACGAGGAATGGACGGTAAGTCACTTCTGTGCCTGTTACAGGCAGGGTCATCTCGTACTCGGGGATAGCGAGCTTAGGTAAGGGCATAATACTCCATAACTATTACATTTATTTAGACACCAACTCGGAAGACATCTGACTGTGCAGGTGCAAATCCAAGGTGTCCAAGAACATCTGACGTATCGTCGATGATTTTGTCTTTTTTAGCACCAAATTTGATGCCTTGACCACCGATAGTGTCAAATCTATATCTTTCAAAGTGGAAAGAGATATTCAATTTAACTAATTCAGTTGGACCGTTATTGAATGTCAATTCAGACATATCATATGGGAAAGCACCATACATGTACCATACAGCAGAAGTACGATTGAGTCTACTATACTGCTCGCCCCTGAATTTATTAGCAGGGTGCCTGTATACAACGTTTGTACCTGTCTCCCATTTAGTTATAATCAAGTCGGTCGTGTATTCATCATAGAATCCAGCACGATTCTCAGCGTCCGTTGCTGTATATTGCATCCAATTCTCAAAGAATGACCTATGATACATGTCTTTAGTGACAATAAACTCAATCTGAGTGTCACCAAATGCGGTATCAGTGGCAAACTTACGTGGTGCACCGATGTCTCTAACTGTGCTAGTAGTGATACGCCTACCTGGCACTGTTACACTATTAGCAAGATAGTTAATAGCTTCATAATGAGATTTAGTTGCCTTAGATCTTCGGTCTTCACTACCCTGCCACTTATTATCATTGAAATAAACGCAAGGTGGCACAGCAAGCATCACGCTAAACAGGTTAGAGCGAGACGGTTCATACTTACCTGAAGTTACTAACTCCTTAAAGTCTAAGAAATTATTAGCAGCCATTTATAGTTTACCCCATATAAAAGAGCTAGGGACCTCGATATACCGACCTGCAGCATTAAGCAAAAATTGCTCAACAGGCAGCGGAGTATAGTTATTTAGATACTCCTTCGGCACTTTCATTATATTGCTAGCATTAGACATAAAGTATTTATGATGGCAGCGGGAAGGATATGTAATAGCACCAGAAGACCATGTGCTAGCAACGGATACCTGTGTGCTAGGTCTTAGATAATGTATGTTACCACCAGAGAATTGCAGATTCTGATAGTCAACATCAGTTATCAGTGTCATAGGATATCTGTCATAGTAAGGTAGTTTTGGAGTTGCAGCACCATAACCATAGAAAATGATATCACCTGGCGCAAATGCACCATCGTATGACTCCAGTCCCCACATGAGTTGACTGCGATACCACTCTTTTGACTGTTTCTTGCCTCCTGCAAGGTCTTTAACATCTGAGAATATACTCACACGTTTAACTCCTTTTCTGTGAGAATGAGAAATTTCATGTTACGGTCTTTACAGTATTCAGTCGCTGCTTTCCATTTTGCCTGATTGACACCGTAAGTCTTTACCTCCGTTATGTATTTACGAGTCTGCCTTTTGGGTCTCTTGGGCGGTGCACACTGTGCCTTCGGTTTAACCTCAATAATGTACTTCTCAAACCTGCCGTTTCTAGTCCGTGCTCTAACGTAGAAATCGGGGAAATAGCGGTGTACCCTACGATCAACAGGACTAATGTATGGAATGATAATCTCTTCACTTCCCCACTCTATGACGTTTTCATTCTTATCACACCAGACCATAAACTTTTTTTCCCACAAACTCCTATAAATAATATTTGTAGGGTCGCCCTTATACTTTCCTCTATTGGTTGGTCTATACTTTCCCGAATAACTCATGGCACAAAATCTAGTATATCCTAGGACTAAACCTTTAGGACCATTCTCAACAAATAGTGCAGGTGCAATTCGTAAAAAGAATGCACATGGCACAGAAGTTGTTGATTATCTTAAAATAAGTATTTATGACCCAAAGGAGGGAAATAACAGCAGTTACAATAATATAGGCAAAAAATATAAGGGGACGACGCCCAAACAGAGGAAGTCAGCTAGAGGTAGTAGTGATAAAATTAAACAATCTATTTACCTATATCTGCCCAATAAACTTAGAGAAGGTTATCAAGCAAAGTATAATGGTGTTAGTTTAGGACCAGTAGGAAGTCAAGCTGTCGGTGCTGCTTCTGATGCTATTGCTGGTGGTGGTATAGGTGAAGGGTTTGGCGAGCAAGTCAAAAAAATGGCACAGTCTGCAAAACCACAACTAGGATACAGTCTTGGTGCACAAGCAATCAACACTGTTGTTGGTCTAACTGGTGGTAGTGGTAACTTAAATCCTAATGACCTTGCAGCAT